CCCAGCAAGCCCGTTCTAAGTGCGTTTAGTCGTCACCTACGTGTATTATGCGTAGGTGACGCGCTAAACATACTTAGCACGAGAGGAGTAAGCATGAAAGTTCTGATGTCGGGATTTACTGCTTTGCAGATAAATACTGAAAAAAGAACAATACAAAAGATTGACGTACCTGCGTCTATTGCTCAGGCGCTGCGTGAGTCTGGTCATGAAGTAGACTGGCGCAAGGTTACTCCAGGTGAGGACTTGTCGTCTTACGACGTTTTGTGGATCAATCTTGCACCGTTAAACTCACTTAACGGACGACAAGGCGCTATGGGTGCGTTATACGCTTTATCGTCTGGCATTCCTTGCGTTGGATTTTTTGATGATTGGCAATTTAACACCGTATTCAACGGAGCTCGTGCGCTTATTCGCAAGCCCGAGATGTTGTATAAGCATTTGCTTGTTGGAACTGAACATCGCGGTGACGAAGGCGCAACATATTTTAGTCGTGCAGATATTGAAGCTGCACTTGAAAGAATTCGCGATGTAAACCCAGACGCCGCAAAGAAGTGCTACATTGAACGCTACTACATGATGGACACAGATGAAAATGTTCAGCCATGGGAGAAAAGACTTGTTCAAGCGGCAGACGATCTTTTAGCCGCGCGCTGGCTACAAGGTATGGTTCCAGTTTGTCCAATGTACTCGTTTGGTGACAGATCTATCGTGCGTAAGCGCATGCCAAAGGAACTTGGTCCTATTGAGGCGCTTGACCCAACGTCAACTATCGTTCCAACACTAAGTCCTGTAGTTGCTAAGGCACCAGAGCTTAAGAAGCGCGCGTGGGTACTTGGCGCTCTCATGCCACACGATACTTGGTTAGAAAAGAAAAATCTTACCTGGCCAGTAGAGATAGTTGGAAGTCGTAAGCTTATACGTAAACTTGGTGGACAAAGATTTGCAACAGAGCAAGACGTATTAGAGTTTTACAACCAGCATTGGGGAATTCTTTCACCTCCGTACCCTCACGCTGGCTCAGGGTGGTGGAGAAGTCGCTTCCTGTATTCTGCACACGTCGGATCAATTCTTGTTACCGACAAAGGCGAAGGTGATCCTTTAGGTGATCCATATAAGCTAAAAATTGCAGACGTAGAGAAGATGAGCGATACCGCACTTATTGAAGCTGCACAGGCGCAGCGAGATGCGCTGGCTCCGTACATTCCTCAGTATTCCTCGTTTGTTGATCATTGCAACCGTATCATTGAGCGTGCGATAAAACAAGACAAAGGTCTTGCGCTTAACGCAGATGGGACTAAGGTATGAGTCATATTCTTATCACTGGCATGAGCGCTCCTCATGCGTCGAGTGATGCCAACAAGCGCTCGCTATCTTTTGCTGGCGTCATACGTTGCGTGCTTGAGCAAAATGGTCACACCGTTACACAGGACGACCCAGAATTATCCTGGAACATAAATGACCTTGAGCAATATGACACTGTTCTTGTCGGGCTAAGTCCGTTAACAAGTCTAAGCGCTAACCGTGTGTATGGTGCACTTAACCTTATTGATCTACTACTTGAGTCAGATAAGTTAAAGTTGTTTATTGACGCACCTGAGCCTACACGTATTACTGCAAGCCTACGTGCTATAGCCAAAACGCCAGATAACTTGACAAAGCCTTTTTACTCGTATCGCCAAGGATACGCGCTTGCCTCTGTTCCAACTATGGCGCAAAACTTGCTTGACATCGTGTCGTACTTACTGAACGAGAAGTGGCCAGTAACTCTGTATCCGTCACTTCCTTGGGCAGGAACAGGGAAAGTGATTTCGCAGCTTCCTACAGGCGCGGCAGAGTCTCTTATGCCTGTTAACTTTGACTCGTATCTATTGACGCAGCAACAAACACTCGACGTAGAAAAACGTGACAAGTGGGTTGTAGAAAACTACAACACGAGCTGGACAAAGAACCAAACATCAATCTTGCGCAACACGTCTGTTCCGATGAAGTGGCATAAAGGCTGGAATGACGAGCAGGTGTTTACGCAAATTGCAGCAGGCATTGGCTCACTAATAAGCCCGTACCAAACCGGTGGAACGTGGTGGACGTATCGGCTTATTCAGTCAATGAATGCCTGCACACCTGTTGTTACCGACTGGCGTGAAAGCAGCGCTTTGGGAGAACCTTGGACGTATCTTGCTACTTACGTTGAAGATTTAGCAATTGACCAACGCGCAGAGCTTGCACGAGCACAAATGGAAGCATACATTGCATCTATTCCGTCACGTCGCGACGCGACTGTTGATCTATATGGTGCACTTGATCTCTACGCAAGGAAAGGATAGCATGGGAATACTATTTAACAACTGGATTGGCCGCACGCGGGATCTACAGAAGAAGGTGTACTTCATCGACTTTGAAGAGATGTCAGGCGAAAAAGACGCAAATATACGTAGACTAGTTGAATACATGCGTTGGAATATGTTAGCCATTGACGATGAGCTCGCAGAGATGCGTCAGGCAATCTCATGGAAGCCTTGGCAACACGATAAACCATACGCAGATCGTGAAGAGATTCTTAAGGAGGCGGTTGACGTTCTACACTTTGTCGCAAACATCATTGTTGCCGCGGGTGGAACAGACGCCGTTCTTGACAAGTTGTACCTTGAAAAGATGGAACGTAACAAGCAACGTCAACTTCAAGGGTACAAGGTAAAGGATATAGGAGTAAAGTGTGCGCTATGCGCACGCGCAATTGACGACGTAGGACGCGGTGCTTCGCCAGATATGTGTGCAAAGTGTCTTCCAAAGGAGGTAGACGGAAATGCCTGAGGTAAACTACGACTGGATCCGTGCGCAGATGCAGGAAGCTAGGGTAAAGGTTGGCGTTGGAAACGCCATTCTTAAACTTCTTAAAACATGGGAAGAGCTCAAGCTGTCCGAATCGCAGATGAAAGAAGTTGTTGAGATCTTTCCAAGTCTTGCACTTAATCACTCGATCACTCCTCAGCCTAAGGATGAGAAGTGGGTTGATGCGCAACCTGGCTCAATTAAAGTTGGTGACGAGGTACGTGTAAAAGACGATGCCTACACTGGAAGCACGGGAACAATGCACAACGGTAGACGCGGTCGCGTCGTAGCTGTGCGCTATGGCGACATCATCTTTAAGTCAAACGACAACAAGGAGCCTTTACTCGACGGCACGCACTATGCTCCGTATCAACTGCAAAAGAGGGTGCAATGACAGAAGAGAAACAACTGTACCGCGTGCAAGCTTTGCGCGATGCTGCACGCATCATCTCTGGCGAAAGAGACGTTCAGTATGGTGGTCCCGAGGAGAACTTTGCGCGTATTGCAAAGATCTGGTCTGTGATTCTTAATATCAAGGTTACAGAGGAAGATGTTGCAATGTGCATGGTAGGTGTCAAGGTTGCACGTTATGCAAACAAGTCTGGATTTCAACCAGATACCTGGATTGACATTGCTGGCTACGCCGGATGCGGCTATGAGGTCGGAAGAATTCAAGAAGAAAAAAGTACTCCAACAGCGTAATTTAGACACGTCATTTGCGTGAGGTCAGTATACAGTCCTACCGTGGATACGCGAAGGGACACTGACATATGTCGCAGATGACGTTTATTGACTGCAACGGGCTTGCAGCCTTTATGAGCCTTGGCTTTGTGCAGCAAGGAATGGAGATGAAACTGCGCACAGGAACTCTTAATTTTGGAAATCCTGTGGCAGAAAACAACCGTCAACATCTTGGAGATAATTGGACAGCAAGCTTCTCAGACGAGCCAGAAGAGTGGCCAGTTCTCAAGACTGACGTTGTCTTAGGTTGTCCTCCGTGCTCGGGTTGGTCCGTGTGGTCAGGCCCTGCTAATCGCGGTCCTGACTCAAAAGCGCACGAACATACACGCGCGTTTATGAAATACGCAGGACGAGTAAAGCCAAAAGCTATCGTGTTTGAGTGCGTGCAGCAAGCCTACACGCAAGGACGCGAGACCATGCTTAAATACCGTGACATGGTTGAGGAAATATCTGGAAAGAAATATGACCTGTACCACGTAAAAGAAAATAACCTACAGGTTGGTGGATTCTCTTATCGCCCGCGATACTTCTGGGTTGCAATGGAGAAGGGAATTAAGTTTAGCGCAGTTACTCCAACTCCAGACAAACTTCCACGCATCATGGACATCATTGGCGATCTTGCAAAAATGCCACAGAGCTGGGAAAAGCAAAAATATACAGCGCCTGCTCCGTCAAGCTGGGTAAAGGGCTTGCGCTCAAAAAGTGGAAAAGTAGACGGGCATATTGGAAAAGACAACATTCACACACAAAGAATTCAAGAAGTATTTGACATTATTGGTAACGAAAATTGGCAAGGCAACGGTGATCTTGGCGGCGCAATTAAACTTGCGGTTGAAATGAATGATGGAAAGTTTCCGCAGAAGTGGGCAGACGTTGCGCCGCGTGTTTCACGTAAAAACTTCAAACTTGGATTTAGCCAACCGTATCGCTGGAAGGAAGATCACTGGTGTAATGTTCTTACTGGCTCGGCTTTAGAGCATGTAATTCACCCGACTGAACCAAGACTTATTACACATCGTGAGTGCGCAAGAATGCAAGGCCTCCCAGATGACTGGAACATTGAGGCAACCCGCGACTACTCTGCGCTGTCTGCAGTGTGGGGTAAGGCAGTGCCTGTTCAAGCTGCCGCATGGCTTGGTAAGGCAATCAAGGACGCGCTAGAAGGTCAACCTCAAGGAGACGAGGCAGTAAAGATTGGCGAGCGCGAATATCTTATTGACGGCGATGCTGGATTTTCACGTCACGCGGCTAAGAAAAAATGGTACGCCGCATGACAATACGAGACGGATCTGAAGATCTTGTTCCTCTCTGTGAAAGGTGCTGGATTGAGGAAAACTCAGTCTGGGAGCCAGACAGCGTAGACGAGAAAGGCAACATCATCACGCGTTTAATTAGCGTGAACGTCCCAGTTGAGCTATCTCCAGGCGCGGTCAACGAGTGCTTTACCTGCGGCCGAGTTACCGTGGTGGGGATATATGTCCCGCTTAATGATATAGAAGAATATGAAGACCCAGGAGATCAGGACGACTACGGCCAAAGTTCCTGATATAATAAATACCTAATGACAAAGGACGACCATGCAAACATTTCTACCTCAGACTGACTCGTTTGAGCGCATTGCCCGCGAGATTGATAATAAGCGTCTGCATAAGCAGACACTTGAAGGCTGGCAGGTACTACTTGCGCTCACTAAGTTAAATCCCGCTGGCGAGCACCGCGACCCCAAGGGTTGGGTGAACCACCCAGTTGCAATCATGTGGCGCGGTCACGAGAAACTGCTTGTGTCCTATCTTGCTGCAACCTACTACGAGTGGATTAACCGCGGATTTAAGTCAACCATGCTGCCTAAGATATTTTCTACGTATGACCGCGCACTTGAACTTGGCCGCATACAGGATGAACTTACTGTACCTTCCTGGATGTCAGACAGCGCTAAGTTTGAACAACTTGCATCTACCCACCGCGTTGCTTTACTGCGCAAGGACTATGCTTGGTACTCGCAGTTTGGCTGGCCAGAGGATAAAGGCAGTCGCCCTGATTATTATCAATACCTATGGCCTGATACCAACGGTGACCTTTACTTAGGCACATATAACGCCG